GGGCGGCCTCCGTTTTAGCAACGGCGAGGCGCTCGTCACCAAGCTGATTGCGCCACTCGGTGTGGATCGATACGAGGCGCTGTACGACCTCGCTGAAACCGGTGACTGGATGTTCGGTACCGTCGACCGTGATGGTCTTTGGTGCTTCTTGCTTCTGCATTGTGATCTCCTGTGGAATTACGTATTCATCAGATCGAGGACGCCACCGCCCTCTTTCGGTTTTTCAAACACTGTGCCGGTCGTGCTAAGCGTCGGTGCTGCCTTCCTCTTGAGCGCCAACCCACCAGCCTTTGACTTCAAAGACTTGATGAGAAGCGAGATTGGGTCCCAGCCCAAGAAGATACGCTTGCCGACACCTGTGCCGTTTCTAGCCTTGAGAATCTCGAAGTTGATCTCTCCAGAAGCACGCATCAGGTCGTCTTGCTTGATGGCGACCGTGTAATCGGATGTATTTATCTTGGAGATACCGCCCTGGATGTGACCTTGGTTTAGCTTCTCCGCCTCGATGGCGCTGCGTCCGAGCTGAGAAGCCGAGATCATGATGCAGTCGAAATCGAATCCGAGGCTGCGAATTTCCTCGGTAACGTACTTGTCCTTGACGAACAGGTTGTCGGACGAAATCTGCTGTGTCGTACCCATGATGTCGACGTAGTCGACGATGATGAAGTCCGGGCGGAAGCCGTGCTGCTGTTCGAGCTGCGTGATGTACGCACGGATCGTGTTGATGTTCGTACGGTTTTCAGGCATACGCTTGATGAACAGACGACCCATGTTCTCTGAGGCAGCGCTGACCGCTGCTGCGGCCTTCTCAAGCTCCTTGAGCAGGTTTTCCTGAGCGATGTGCGTGATCATGGAGTCGAGGCGCTTTGACACCACGCCTTCTGCCATCTCTAGAGAGACGTAGACTCCGTTGAGACCGCGCGCAAGGAGGTTGCGCCCGAGGTTCAGCATCGTCATCGACTTACCACCGCCTGAGTTGGCGGCGAAGAGGATCAGCTCCTGACGGCCGAGACCACCACCAATGGCATCATCAAGTTCCTGCCAGCCGGTAGGAATGCGCGCATCGGTGATGAGCGTCTTTTCCATGCGCTCTTTCGGGTCCTTGAAGTAGTCGATGCCGGAATCCTTGATGAGGCCGACAGACACCGCTTCCTTGAAGAGCTCAATGATCTTGCCGTACTCGCCCTTCTGAACGAGCTCAGAACCTTTGACGAGGGCCTCAACTGCGGCCTGCTGCTGACAGAATGACTCGACTTCCTTTGAGACGTACTCGATGTCGGCTCGCGTGATGGTCTCAGCGGCATCGAGGATCGATCCGGTTTCTGCTCGAATTGTCTGAACTTTTGGCACGTCCTTGTACTGAGCGAAGTACTCGCCCATGAACTTGACCGTCTTCTTGAGGGACGGATCAAAGTACGACGGCTTCATGATAGCCGAGCACAGCGCCATCAAATCACGGTTGCTTGCGATGAGGCTAAGTACGAGGCGCTGCTTTTCTAGTTCCATTACTTCACTCCACAGTGGAGATTGATGGCCATGTTGGCACGTGATTTGTCTACTGGAATTGACTTGATAAGCTCGCGGGCCGTGTAGCACAACCCAAAGCGTCGAACGCTTTCGTTCAAGTCTTCTGTGCCGCTTGGAGCGAAGGCGATCTCCCAATCATGGTCGAGAACCTCTTTGGCCAGCGTTCTTCCGTTCTTGTCTTTATCTATTACGAAAACAATCCTGCGGCCGCTCTTAGATATCAGGTCGACCTTTGCTTCGTTCAGGCGGCTACCAAGTAGTGCAACGCCGTTCACCATCATCGCATCGAAGATGCCCTCACACACGAACAGCGGAAGGTCTGAATATGAGTTGAGCTCGTCCATGTTGAACATGACCGCTTCACGACTTACTGGTGCATTGTCATAGCGCAGCTTCTCCGCATTGTCGATATGTCGAGCTTGCCAGTAGATGAGCTGACCAGAGCGGTAGTATGGGATGATGATGCGGTTAAGAAAGCGTGGCTCTAGCGAGAAGAAGAAATTGTACCTGTCAAAGTTGACCTTACGATCGACGAGATAGTCGACGAGCTTTTCTTGGTAGTCAACAAACTCTGGATGGCCAAGCGGGAAGCTCTTTGCTGGAAGCTTGACTGGCGGTGTCGTCGTGTTCACCTTCGTGAGCTTGCTCAGCGTGATCTTGTCAGACTCTCCCTTCTTGAAGAAGAGGGCGGTGTTGACGACCGACCGAATTTCGTCATCATCAATGTTGAACGCGTGTAGAACAGACCTGAACTTCTTCGACATCTGGCCGCTGAACTCAGTGTAGCGGCTTGCCGTAGAGCAGTTCCAGCAGTTGTAGATTACCTGATCGTCTTCGAACTTGAAGCCACCACGCACCTTGTAGTCATTGCAAAGGGGACACTTGCCAACGAGCCAGCCTGTGCCGCTCTGTTGCCAGGGCACGCGCGCCTCGATCACTGATTGTAGGGTGGTTTTCTCGAACACGTTCTTGTTATTGTGTCAGGCAAAAAGAAGGCCTGCATCTAGCAGGCCTATCATACAACAGAGACTGTCAGCGAAAAACTTGGTTCAGCGCTCTACCTGGCAGCGAGCTTCACCTGCATGGCCAGTGCGTATTCATTCGTGTCAGCGTCGACATCCTTTGCTCCACCTGGACCTTTGTTGTAGGCAGTGGCGAGCTGCGCTGGCGTGGTGAAGCCATACGTATCACGCAGGATCATGAGGTAGCGGCTTGCGACCGTCATGTTGAAGACGTCGTTCTCGATCAGCTTGGCAATCAGCTCATCGTCAGTGTGGGTGTGGAAGTGGAACTGCGACCACAGTGCCGGCCACTTCTTCATCACGTCCCAGGTAGCGCTCAGCTTGATCTGCGCCACGCCGTAGTAGCGCTTCGTCGGCGTGAGGCCGTACTCCTGACCGACCACGTTGTAGCGCTTGAGCGTACCAGCGTGCGATTCCTGGAGGATGATGCCCTGCAGAATCTGCGGGTACTCGTGACCATCCTTCTTTGCAATGTCGTACGCGAGACCGAGCAGCTGTGCCTGCGAGTGGGTGGGTTCCTTCGGGTATTCGAAGGCGAAGGTCTGCGCCTCCGTGATCTCACTATTTGCCGGCATGTTCACCACCAGCGTGGTGTGGTTGGGCACGTAGTTCGTCATGCACCCAGCCGCAAATGCTATCACAACAGCACACGCTATGGCCACGTTACTGTGCTTCATTGGGTTTTCTCCTTTCCTTGTGGGTAGGGTTGAACTTACTGATGAGCTCTCAGCTCGTGGGACATTATATCACAATGGCCCGGATAGTACAACGGGTCCCATTTTACATAATGGGACCCGTTGGGATTGGCAGGGCAGCTTACTTGTCGCCGAAGAAATGACCCTTGATGACGGTGAGTTCGGCAGTTGGCTTTCCATCCCGCATTGGGATCACAAGGACCTTCACGTCCTTTGGAAAGAACCGCTTCAAATCATCGTGCAGGCGATCGATGTGGTCACGCACCTTGCTTGGTGGCATCATCGAAACTTCAACGTTGACCACTACACGGTCGCCTGGACAAAGATCAAGCTTGGCAACAGAGCCGATTTCAATCGGCTCTCTTTGCGTTTCTGCTTCCATCGCTTACTTAGCAAACACCTTGGAAGCAGTGTCGAGCTGAGCCTCGGCTGGGTTCACGAACTCGGAACCGATCTGCTTGTCAGATGAGTAAGCCTGCACGTTCTCGAGCGAACCAGCAGATGCGCGAGCACCCTTTGGACGCTTGACGCGCACGTTGTTTGAGTGGAAGAAGTCGAGGGCGTTCATGCCGTTCGACAGCTTCGACTGTGAGAGCAGCTCCCAGCACTCGTACTTGTCAGCGTGCTGTGAAGATACGATCTTCTTGATGCGGCCCTTGTCGATTGCGTGGAGTGGATCGATATCTACGTAGTAGATCGAACCATCCTTGAACTTCTTGACGACGAGAATTTCCTTGAGAAGACCAGAGTCGTCGATGTCGCACAGGAAAACGTGCGGCAGGCTGGTCGGGGTCAGAACGATTTCGTCCTTAGCAACTGTCATGAGAATCTCCTTTGATATTTGGGGATAACGTGCGCACGTTTTGGAAAACCCCATGCCAGGTTGGCACCTGGTATTTATCAGGATGAAACGTCAGGTTAACCGTTGAGCGTAAGGCTGGAGACTGCCTTGAAGACCATCTCGGAAACGTCTGCGTATGGTACGCTACGAGCAACGACCTCCTCACCATCTTGGAGGCACGTGAACCAAAGAACGTCAACTGATGACTTCTTTTCTGGATCGAAGAAGGCTAGCACAACCTGTCGCTCGTTCATGCTGAGGTATGAATCACCCTCATGTACCTTGAACTTTCGTCCGTACTGCGCGAGAACACCGTCGACGACTGGGAACTGCACGAACACAGCAGTTCCATCTGGATCATTCTCGATGCGGTAGATTGCAGTGTTGACTTTGACGTTGCTCATCAGTTTAGCTTTCCTATCTCACTTTCAGGTACGACGTACCATCCACTGAAGTTTGGATTGGTTTCATTTTCTGCGAACCAGAGCTTTGCTTCCGGTTCTGTCTCGAAAATCTGTCTGATGGTGCCCACACCCTGTTCAGACTCAACGCCAGCAAGTGGTTGTACCAAGAAGTACCGCATCAGAATGACAGCAGCGCTGCCTTCTTATGCGCTTCCTTCGTCTCTTCCTTAAGTGGCGACCGCTGTCCAGTCACGCTGAACAGGTTTGCGTATGCCTGTGCGTTCTCAGCGATCTGCACGAGGTTGTACTTGCCGCAGAACTTCGTGAAGTGGAAGTGCGAGTACTTGCCGTGGTTAACAAGCTCATGGTCGAGCGTGTCGTTGATGATTTTCTTGATGTAGTCAGGCTGGCTTTCGAGGCTCATGAGCAGCATGTTCTCTTCGAACAGATCACCAACACGGTACTCTGTCTCGGAGCCTGTGTCAGGGTCCTTGAAGCTCCACGTTTCGTTCATGATCTTCGTCAGCTCGTAATCATCCTCAAGGCACTTCAGCAGGCGCTTCTTGAGAACGCGTGGGTAGGCAGGGAAAACGTTGTCTCCCTTGTCGCCACGCATGGCCTTCTCAAACATGAAGAAGAGAGCATCATCGACACCACAGACATCCATCAGCGTGCGTGGCTTGCCGGTATCTGGGTTGATGAGCTGGAAGTTGTCGTACTTGAGCAGCTGAACGAAGTCACGGTCACCTGAGATGCCGATCACCTCATCGCCTGCCTCGCTGAAGCGCTGCACATAACCAGCGAACACGTCGTCACCCTCAAGAACCGGGTTCGAGAGGCAGACGAGAGATGTGTGGTTACGTACGAGGTCTTCGAATGACTTGATCAGCTCAAAAAACGGAATCATTGAGTCGTCCTTGACTCGGTTTGCCTTGTAACCCCTCTTCGAGAGGCACTGCGGCGACTTCGTGTAGTCCTTGCGCCAGTTCTTTGCACCTTCAAAGGTGAGGGCCACCTGGTCTGGGCGGTACTGTTTGAAGTACTTGTTGAGGGAGTTCAGCGACATGTGCATGGCAAGGCCAGCACGCTGCTCAGCCGTTCCCTCAGGGCTGTACTTTCCGTGCGCAGCTGCCACACGGAACAGAAGGTTGGCGGTATCGACTACCATCCTACGCATACTTGTGACCCCTATCCGTCAGAGACAGCGTCTCAAAATGTGAAAGCTTTTTCACAAGTTGAGCGAACAGTTCATGCGCAATCGTCTCATACGTGAAGTGCATCACGTCGGTTGCATCAAGCATGACGTCATGCTTCGTTCCATTGATGGCGAAGATGAGGCGCATCTTGGTGTTCTGGTTGATAGGGTCACGATACGTAGCGACCTCAAGGACCTTAACCTCGTTGTTTACCCCGAAGTTCTTCACTGCGGCAGAAGAGATGTTGTCCTGCGCCTTCTTCTCAACTTCTCCATACAGGCGAGCAGCATCAGCCGCATCATGCGGCTGCATCTTGAAGTGATTGGTGATGTGCGTGCGCTTGTCGTGGAAGTGGGTTTGATCGAACATGTTAGCCCCTCACGAACTTGTTGGCTTCGTGTGTAAGGTTTGGTGTGGCCTCCGGGCTGACCGTGTCGTCGTCCATAAGGTCTTCTGGAATCATGCGGGTTTGGACGAAGAACATCTGAACGGTCTCTTCATCCGTCGTGCCGCCCATGCCGAGCGCCTTGAGGTTCTCGACGAACGCCTTGTTGGCGCTTATGGAGAACTCTACACGACCGTCCTTGGTAGGGCCAGTGGTCTCGAAGCACGCCCATGGCTGCGAGCGACGCATCGCAATCAGCTCCTTGAGAGCGATAAGCCAGCTGCGCTTCATACCTTCACCCTCACGGCGTTCTCAATGGCGCGAGAGATAGCAGGGGTGATCTCATTGCGCACCTGTTCCTTGTAGAGCTTCTCGAACACAAGGTCGGTGACCATGCTGACGAGAGTCTCTGGATCGGTGGAGTAGTTGACGACGAGCTCTGGGCTTACATCGTAGATGAACCCCTGCCCGTTGTTCTTGGCGATGCTGATGGCAAGACCATTTCCACCGGGCATTGGCTTCACAGATACTGCCACGTAGATACGCCACTTTGCAAGCTCACTCGTGAGCTCTGTCAGACGCGCATCGAGCGTCTTCATCTTCTGCATTGTGGAGGTAAGGTCGCTTGAGCGAATAATGTCTTCCATCTTAGTTCTCCTCTGAGTCCTCGTTGATCTTCGGCATCATGACAACGAGGTGACCATTCACCTCAGCGCTGATGGTTCCAGCTGCGCCAACAACGAGGGAGATGACGTCTGAATCGCTGATAGTGCGGGTGACCGAGTGAAACACCTCGGCATGGTAGTAGTGGACGACGGTGTCGCCACCTTCAGTAAGGACCTCTACTGGCGTCTCAAGAACGGAATCGAAGCGATCGTTCGTGACGTCAGACATGGTGATCTGTGCAGTGCCATCTTTCTTGATGATGAGCGTAAGAGTCTTGCCACCCATGATCTTGATGGCATTGAGCAGCAGCTTGAGCTCTTCTCTCGTAATCGAGATTGAGTAAGCTGGGGTATCGTTGATGCTCTTCGGTGCCTTGATGAGGGCAGTTGAGGTGCAGCGGAACTGAACCTTGTTGCGGCCTGCAGAGATGTCGAGCGAGCCGATCTCGCCACGTTCTGTCTCCTTGGCATCAATGATGGCGCCGTCTGTGAACAGATCGAGGCGCTGCTTCAGTGAACCAAGGCGGGAGAGACCCATCTTCTGAGGAAGCTTTGGAACGTTCTGGTCAGAGATGATCACGAAGGTGCGCTCTGCGTTCACGCCTCTTACGATGCCGTCCTCGATGACCAATGACTCGATGTTACCCACGCTGGCAGTTGCCAGGATGTTCGAGATGTTCGAGATGTCTTGTGTTGAAAGCTTCATCAAAACTCCAAAATGCTGTTCGTTAGTACCGACTGCGGCGATGGAACGTCCTTGCCAATGGCCTTGAAGATACCTTCAAGCTTGTTGTCAAACATTCTCGTCTCAGTCTTCTTAATGTCAACCGCAAAGTTCTCAGTAAACCACTTTGGGAAGCGCGTGAGTTCTGCAGGGATGGCGACTGCGTCGAAGTTGTGCTGGTTCGGTTTGATGTAGAACACCAACACCTTGTCGCCAGCACGAATCGGCTTCGATCCCTTGTCAAGGGCGTTGATCAAGCTGTTGTAGTTCAGCGCCGCTCTGACGTGTCCTGGGATGGCAAGCTTACCACCTGAAGAACTACGCATGGTGCCAGGCACGTTGTACTCGGCCTGGAATGACTCAAGGTTATTTACCTGCTTGGCAACCCCTAACAGGAACAGGTTGTCCTTCTTCTTGACGATGTCCTTGCGCTGGCTGTTCACGAACGCAGCGATCTCGTCATACGACTTACCATCGAGGATCATGTCGACGGTCGTCTTGATGAAGGTCTGAATGATCTTCGGCGTGTCGGCCTTCTTGATCTCAGAACCCATCGTCTTCAGGTCTTTGCCAGGTTTCGGCGTGAACCCTTCCTTGTCGACGATCTTCACCATGTACTTCTTCTTGGCTTGGAAGAGGCCACGTACACCAACGATCTCTCGACCGGCCGAGATGAGGTTGTCAAACTCAGGCTGACAGTTGAACGCCTCACGCATGAAAGCTGGGAAGCTTTCATTTGCCACGTCAGCGGCACCATCAGCGATCTTGATGGCTGATTCCTTGTCAGTTGCGCCGATGCACTTGTAGTAGCACGAGTCGGTGTCGCCGTAGATGATGGCGTCGGAGAACTGCCACCGTCCATCTTCATCTTGAAGCGGCCTGTACATGGCGCCACCGTCAATCACTGATGTTGATGGAAGCGTGAGCCACGTGTCAACGAAGTCATGATTCGTCTTGACGTACCCTCTACCGTTGCCAGCAGTTCCAGTGTCGACGCTGAAGCGCTTGTCAAGCTTGTGCTTCTTACCGGTCAAAGACTGACCGATCGTCTCAATCATGTGGGTCGTGATGGCACGGCCTGTTGCCGTGACAGAGGCGCCCATGCGTTCATCGCCAAAGCGGAACGCAATGTTCAAAAGAGCGCCGTACAGGCTGTTCATGGAAATCTTCTTGGTGAGCTGAAGAAGGTCGTAATGCTCTTCTTGGCGCTTTGCTTCCTCTTTTTCTGGTCCGTCGGGAAGCTGCTCAACCTTCTTTGCCCACTTCTTTTGTTCAGCCTGTAGGCGCTTACGCTCAGAGTACCAGTAGCCAAGGATGTCGGCGACGACACCTTTGCCCTTACCCTGGTCGAATACTGTTCCGTAGGCCGAGATGGCCCACTTCTGCTCGATCAGCACAGCCTTCCATTCGGAAGCTGTTGCCATGTGCTGCTCACCATTCTCAAGCGTGAGGCAGAGGCGACCAGTTCCGCCGTCTCTGATTGCACGCCACGCATCTTCACCAGCTTCGAACTGGCCGACGATCATCTCAGGTGAGATGTTGAGGGAGCGGATGGTGTTTGGGTACAGCGACTTGATGTCGACAGAACCCAACCACATGTGAAGACCAATGTTCGGGTTGAGAACGATGGCGCCCTCAACCGTATCGTTGTCCTTGATCTTCTTGTCGTGAACGATCTTGTTTAGCTTGTAGTGAGCGTGGTTGGCGATGCCAGTCTCCACGTAGCCCACCGTTCCAAGCACCGCATCGAAGTGTACGGTGTTCTCGTGCGCCATCTGGTTGGCAAGGGCTATGAACTTGAACTTGCTGTCAAGCTGCACGATGCCATCGACGTCACGGAAGTTGTATGCGACAAACGTTGGGAAGTCGTTGTGGTACAACTGCTCGAGGGAGCCGTCATACTCAAGTTTACCAACACCGACCTCTTCTTGGAGAATGTTGCCAAGAGCGTATGAGACACGTCCTTCGAAGGTGAATTTCTGGAAAAGGCGCATGTAGTCCAAGTGGCTGCGCCCCGAGAACTTCCACACTGGCTCTTCAGAGCCGTAGCGGTTGACCATCTCCTTCTTGGGTGGCTTGGTACCGATGTGGTCAAGCTTAGAGAGAAGCGTATCACCGCCAGCCATGATGAGGCGCTCGCAGATGTACGGCATGTCGAAGAACTCTGAGTTCCAGCCCGAGATGATGTCGGCGTCTGAAACAGCAGCAACAAACTTGTGGAGCAGCTCGATCTCATCTTCACAGATGACGATCTTCGGCATTGCGCCGTCACGCAGCAGCTTCTTGCTGATGAGGTCGTTGATCTTAGCCTCGAGGTCCTTGACACTTCCCTTGAACTCTGGCGGTGCAAGCACGTACGTGAGGTACCGCTTTGTCCACGATTGATAGATCGTGACGGCATTGATTGGAGCGTAGGGGTTCATCGGACCGGCGAAGCCGATCTTCTGCGAGTAGTCGACCTCAATGTCGATAAACGCGTAGTGAACCAGAGGAGATGGACGATCGTAGTAGTAGTCCATCAGCACTCGCTTTAGCGGTGCGAAGTCAGACTCGAAGCGCTCACCTTCAGGAAACATCCGCTTAGCCTGCTCGAACTGATCGCGTGAGTCAAACTCAGCACGGGTCAGCTTGTCGCCGAAAATGGATGTGTACGTGCCTTCCTCGTCCTTGACGTAGAAGTAGTACGGTGGGTTGTAGCGGACTCGATGAAGACTTCCGTCTTGATCACGTTCGAGAACGATGATCTTGTCGGCGTTCCAATCGACCCACGCCGCAACGTAGTTGCGTTTCGTGTCGGTCATGATTTTCCTCTGGTGCGCAGTGCGACTTTACGCCGGTATTTACTGCGCCCAGAATCGATGAGTGATCTTACTCGTCGTCCTTCGAGTGAGTAAGCTGGTTGTCGGTCTGCATGAGCGTCTCGATGACCGTCTCCATCTGCTCAAGCTCTTCACGCTTCTGTTCGAAGTTGTTGTTGAAGAACAGTGAAACGATTGAGTTGAAGATCTTCGGCTGAATGCCTAGCTCTTCGACGGCGGCATCACGGATGCCCTTGATGGATTCGTTCTCGTCGAGAATCTTGGTCTTGCAACGTACGGTCTCATCCACGAAGTTCTGCAGCTTGTTACGCTGTGAAGGCACCTTCAGGATTTCGGCGATATCAGTGAACTGCTTGCGGCCCGGGGCGGCCACTGGGTTCTTCGGCATTTGAAGCTCTCCTAAGATTTGTTATGTGATAGAGCGTGGGTAGATTATACCACGCGTAGCGCTAGCGTAAACAGCAATCACTCGTTGACGAGTTCAACCTTGAGCGATGAAACGTCGACTGACGTTTTGATCTGACCTACAATGTGGTACTTGAGGGTTGCCTTCTTCAGCTCCTCTGAATCAGCGACGTATATGCGCAGGATAGTGTTCTCATCCCATGTTCCAGCGTCTGCGTGCGGCTTGTTGGACGTGTCAAGTACCGGATTTATCTTGCTGACTATGACCATGTTCTGATCAGCGGCTTTGCACTCAATGCGAGTGAGGGTTGTCATCAGGCCGCTAAGCGACTTCTCGCAGTCTTCGTATGTGTCAAAGAACTTTGACGTGATGATCATCTCACCACAGTTTGGAATCTTCGTTTTGAAGGCACCGGCATGGAGCATGCTTGCTCCCTTGCCGACCTTTACGTTGTACGAAAACAGTGGTGACATCAGTGAACCGTAATTCCTGTTTTTCCTGCTTTTACTGGAGCATCCATACCGATGGTATTTTCCAGCTCCCTGTGTTTCTCAAGCATGTAGTACTGAGGGTTGACGGCTACTTTGCCCTCAACAAGCATCTCGTTACTTTCAACGGTGTAGCGAGCTTCAACAAAGTCGCCGATTGGGTCAAAGAGATTCGTGATTGGCACAAATGCCTTTCCAGAACCGTGCATCTGATGGCGTAGCGCTGCTACGGTTTCCATCGTCTCTTCCTCTACCGCCTTCTGCTCTTCAGTGAGCTCGATGGGCTTGAGAGTCGGGAAGAACTCTGGGTTGTAGCTCATCTCGCGTTGAGCTCCCTCAAGATTTAGGTTCTTGAGAAGACTTCCCATCGCATCATTCATACCAGCCATTGCCATCATATCATTAGAGAAATCTGATGAGCTGATAGAAATCGAATCGATTCCATGATCTCCTGGAACAAGACCTTTAGTCGCCGTTCCTCTAAGCTCGATCATGTAGAAACTTGGTACCATCTTGTCTGCGATCATACAGGACCTATAATCTTGCTGCTCACAAGCCTTGATTCGGGTGTATCATCGGAAACAGAATCATTTGTTGGGAACGTATCAGCCACAACATACGACGAGCTGATCAGCAGTGGTGCGCTGAAAAGCTGGTATGGTGGATAGAGTTCAATCGTTGCGCCTGCGGCAAACAGCTCAGTGATCTC